GAATGTCGGCAGCGAACAGTTATTGGCCCGTGGAGGTTCCGCGCAAGGTCGGTGACGCGAGCCCATTTCTCATTCATCTGAATAAGGTGCTTCCAAACGAGCGCGATCGGATGATATTGTTGTGCTATATGGCAGCGTGCGTGCAACATAAGGGCGTCAAATTCCAATGGGCGCCGTTACTGCAGGGCGTCGAAGGTAACGGTAAGACGCTATTCACCCGCTGTGTAGCAGAAGCCATCGGCGAGCGGTACGTCCATTTCCCGCCAGCGCATGAAATCTCTGAAAAATTTAACTCATGGTTGTTTTGCGCAATCCTGATCGGCGTCGAGGATGTGTTCGTTTCGAACAATAAGCAGGAAGTATTCGAAGTTTTGAAGCCAATGATAACTGGCGATAGACTTGCGAAACGGGCGATGCAGACCGATCAGATCATGGCGAATGTGGTGGCAAATTTCATGTTTAATTCAAATCATCGGGACGGACTACGCAAAACCGCTAATGATCGGCGAGTATGCCCATTATTCTCAGCGCAGCAAAAAGCCGAGGATCTGCGTCGCGACGGAATGGATGGAGAATATTTCCCAAAGCTCTATGCGTGGCTGCGCGCTGACGGATATGCGATCGTGTCTGAGTTGCTACATACCTTCCCCATTCCAGATGAATTCAATCCGGCGACAGGCTGTCAACGAGCTCCCGACACTACTGCGACCGCCTCCGCGATTGCTGCGAGTACGGGTGCGGTCGAACAAGAGATATTTGAGGCCATAGCGCAAGGTCTACCGGGATTCTGCGACGGATGGATATCGTCAATACAGCTAGATCGGCTTCTCGAGCGCATGGGCATGGCGCGGCGTGTGACACACTCGAAGCGCAAGGAAATGCTCGAAGCCCTCGATTATGCGCATCATCCCGCGTTATCGGACGGTCGAGTGAACAACCTGGTGCTGCCGGATAATGGTAAGCCGAGGCTATTTGTGCATAAAAACAGCCCGGCAAAAACTATTATCGGAGCGCTCGAAGCCGCAAAAGCATATGAGCGATCAAACAATCATTCTAGGGTTCCGTTCCCGATGTCTTGAGCTTAAACAGCTCCCAAAGGCCTGGGTGCATCTTCCTATCTCCAGCTTCCCATTGCTGCCAAGTGCGGCATCCTGAATACACCAATTTTGCTGCGGACGTCTGGGATAAGCCGGCAGTTTTGCGCGCCACTTTGATTTCTTCCGGCTTCACCGTGTCAAATATACCAAAGTGAGAAAAATTGAAATCAATACCGAAAGATAAGCGTATCCGAATATAAACCAACGTTTCATGATGCCACCGCCTGCAGCTGGCACGCCAAACGATACAGCGATAATGTAGAGCCATTATTAAGCGCATAGCGCTGAGCGGCATACCTGCCGATACTCGATCTCATCCGAGCGGCCAGGATCGCGAAATAAGCGGCCCTTGTGACCACCTCTCCCGATTCAGTTGCAAACGTACCCATAATTTCATCTCCCATGTGATTGTTGACGGCTCACAGTTTACGCGCACTGAGCGTATTGTCAACATAATTTTTGATCTTTTTTCGTGCGGCATTAATGTCAAATTCATGCGCTTTAAGTAAAGCATTTGCGATAGACCTGATCGCCTCAATATCTTCCGCGTAGCAATATAAAGCGTACATTGCCGTGCCGCTGGTTGGATCGGTCGGGCGTAATTTCGGTGCCACATCGTTTATCGTCAAAACCGGAGTACGTGCAGCAGCCAAAGCCCAGGCGGATGCAGCCAAAGTCCCCCAATCGTCATCGAACACGCGGCATCGTATTTGCACCAAATTCGCTTTAATTTCGCGTCTGACGAGTATGTCCGGGTTGACTCTGTTGCCATTCACACATTGTGAGCACGTTCCGGACTGAGTATATCTATATGATATATGATTATTTATACAGGGCTTGCCCGTAAAATATTTGTCCAGTTTTTTAAATTTAGCGTCCGATCTTTTCATAATTTCCATTAAATTTATCTCCAAAGTTAATGCCGGGGTAAAATTATACTATATTTACCGCGATATATGACGAAATTGAGTACCCCAAACATCACCCCGCACACGTATATACTTTATATAGCATTACATATCATATATATGATATGATCCTATCCTATATATGATCTCTATCACCTTGTTAATATTTAAAATTCAAGGGGTAACGGGGTATATATAGGGAAATTGTAGCATAATCAATAACTTAGTTCACAACCCCGAAGTCACCCCGCACCCCGCGAATGATTGTGGTTGATAACCGTGACGTTTGGGAGCTAGAATTGCGACACCATGAGCCTAAATGACCGACAACGACGTTTCGCGCAGGAATACTGCAAAGATTTCAACGCTACTCAAGCGGGAATTCGCGCGGGCTATTCGGAGAAAACGTCCTACAGTCAGGCGCATGAACTCTTGAAGAATCCCGAAATTCAGGAAGCGATCGAAGAACGCAAGGAACAACTTGCCGCCGCTGCTGAGCTGGATACCGTGTGGGTGTTACGCCAATGGAAGCGAATAGCCGATGCCGACCCGAATGAGCTGATGCAACTGCGCCGCGAATGCTGCAGGTATTGCTATGGATTCGGCCATCAATACCAGTGGACGGAAGCGGAATATGCCAATGCGGTCAGCGCCGCAGTAGATGCCGGAAAACCCGCTCCCGACGGCATGGGAGGCTTCGGGTTCGATCGGAATGCAGAACCAAATCCTGAATGCCCTGAGTGTGGCGGACATGGCGAAGAGCGCGTGCATATGGCCGATACGCGGCGGCTGCGCGGCCCCGCGAAGCATTTGTATGCGGGATTGCAGAAGACCAAAGACGGCCTCAAAATTACCACCCGAGACCAGGATGCCGCCGTTCTGAATATTGCCCGTTACCTGGGCATGCTGGTGGATCGTAAAGAGATTAGCGGCCCCGGTGGCGGCCCGGTTCCGATGGCACACCTGCGCGCTGACGATTTGACCGACGATCAGCTTGCGGCAATACTGAATGCTACCGACGAAGCGTGAGGCGGCGGAAGAGCTGTTGCGGCGGCGCGCGGCCCGTCGCGGCCTGGCCGACTATATCCTCTACACGAACCCGAAATACAAGACCAGCTATTTCAGTGCGGCCGTATGTAGCGCGCTGGACAAGTTCATCGAGGATATGCAAGCGGGCTTACGGCCGATCCTGGTGCTGCAGGCACCTCCCCAGCATGGCAAATCCGAGATTGTCAGCCGCAAACTGCCGCCCTATTTGCTCGGGCGATTCCCTGACTGGCGCGTCGGTGCGTTCAGCTATTCCGACGATCTCGCAGGGCCGATGTCGCTCGATGTGCGCAGGAATATTGCCAGCGAAGCGCATGCTCGCTTATTTCCCGCAGCGACTGAGCGCAAAAAATACACCGTCAACCGCGACGGAGAATTTAGCGCACCGGGCGGCGATGGCGCATATATCGGGCGTGGTATTGGATCAGGGGCGACAGGGCGCTCGCTTGATGTGGGTATCATTGACGATCCGATCAAGGACGCAAAAGAGGCGCTAAGTTCAACGACCAAAGAAGCGGTCTGGAATTGGTATCAAACTGTCTTCAAGACACGACTGAGCGATAGTTCCGGCCAGATCATTATGGCGACGAGTTGGGCTGAGGATGATCTGAGCGCTCGGATTATGAAGCTGCATGCGGGCGACGGGCGACTGACGGTTCTGCGATTCCCGGCGATCAATGAGCCCGGTGAGTCTGGATATAATCCTGAGTTGCCGAAAGGTGCGCTAGTTCCATCGTTGCATCCGCTCGCGCAGCTCCTGGAGTTCAAGGCGGAAATGTCCGACTATTGGTGGTCGGCGTTATACCAGCAATCTCCAAAATCTATCGGCGGTAATGTATTCAAAGAGGACTGCATCCGCTACTATTTGCCGAAAGATCTGCCGGCCAAGTTCGACAAAGTTCTGGCGAGCTGGGATTGTACGTTCAAGGACACCGACGGCACTGACTTTGTTGTGGGCCAGGTCTGGGGTAAGTTTGGCGCAAATAGTTACCTTCTGGCCCAAGTCCGCGCACGCATGTCATTCACCAAGACCGTCAAGGAAGTTGTGGCGTTGCGTGAAGCGTGGCCACGAACTCGGGAAATTCTCATCGAGGATAAAGCGAATGGCCCTGCAGTAATCGACACGCTCAAGTCAAAAGTCCCCGCGCTCATCCCGATCGAACCGGACGGCTCCAAACTGGCGCGCGCGCATGCGATTACAAGCTATTGGGAGGCCGGCAACATCTGGCTGCCGCACCCCGATCTATTTCCGTGGGTCAAGGAGCTTGTCGCCGAGCTCACGGCATTCCCTGCTGCCGCCAATGATGACCAGGTCGATGCGATGACACAGGCGATCCGACGCCTTTATCCGCTCTTCAATCGACTCAAGATTAGCCAGGCGGCTCTTGATAAAGCGATGGGTAAATGAGACACTGCGCGCTAATTTAACTAGGAGTCGTTCATGCCTGCTGATCTGAAACGCAACAAGAAAAAGCCGCGAGGTGACGGATTGCGCATAGCTGCGGATCGGGCAAAGGCGTCGGCCGTCCCTGTTAAATCGTATGACTATCCAATCCAAGCCCCGAAACTATTGCCGGGCGTGGTCCCTGATGGCGCGACCGCTCCTGTCGTGGCGATGGACGCGAGCGTTTATGATTATGCATCGCAAGCGTATCCGGGAGGCGGTTTTCCTGGCTTTGCTTATCTGTCTCAACTCGCGACTCGCGCGGAATATCGCGCATTCGCATCAGCGCTGGCCACTGAGCTGACGCGAGAATGGATCGAATTTACCAGCAAGCAGGACGACAATACTGATACTGCAGATAAAATCAAATTGATAGAGGCCGAATTCAAGCGGCTGGGCGTGCGCGACGTTGTTCAACGTGCTGCCGAACATGATTGTTTTTTCGGTCGTGCGCAGATTTTTATTGAAATTGCGGGCGCGGATCGACAGACTCCGATGATTCTCGATCCTCGCACAATCCCAAAGGGAAGTTTAGAGCGAGTTACTCCTGTCGAGGCAATATGGACGACACCTGCCGGATATAACGCGCTAGACCCGGCAGCATCGGATTTTTACAAGCCGTCGAAATGGTTCATGCTCGGGCGCGAAGTGCATGCGTCCCGATTGATGACAGTGATCACGCGGCCGCTTCCGGATATGCTAAAACCTGCGTTCAATTTCGGCGGCATCAGTCTATCCCAACTCGCAGAACCTTATGTCGACAATTGGCTGCGCACACGGCAAAGTGTGGCCGACCTGATCAACAATTTCAGCATCACTGCGCTCGCCACAGCGATGGATCAAGTTCTTCAGGGCGATGATGACGGGAATTCTCTTTTCGCTCGCGCAGATCTGTTCACCGCGACCCGCAGCAACAAGGGCCTCATGTTGCTTGATAAGGACCGCGAAGAACTGTTGCAAATCAACACTCCGCTGTCTGGTCTCCATGAGCTGCAGGCTCAAAGTCAGGAACACATGTGTAGTGTTTCCCGCACCCCAGCTATCGTGCTGACGGGTATATCTCCCAGCGGTCTCAATGCGTCGAGTGAAGGCGAGATTAGAGTATTTTATGATTGGATCGCAGCCCAGCAGGAGGCTTACTGGCGATCGCCGATCGAGGTAATTCTCAAATGCGTTCAGCTCTCCCTATTCGGAGAGATCGACTCCGACATTGAGTTCAAATTCGTGCCGCTGTATCAGATGACGCCTAAGGAAGAGTCTGAGATACGTGCGGCAGATGGGCAGACGGATTGCAATTACGTTGCCGCCGGAATTCTTGATCCAAGTGAGGTGCGCGATAAGCTGGCGAAAAGTCCGATGAGCGGATATAACGGCCTCGATACGACTGTCGAGCTGGTTCCGCCTGCCGAGGATGCTAGCGTCAGCGAGGCGCAACACCGCGCGATGGAAGCCGCGGCGCATGGTCACAGTACGCTCGGAATCCCTGAGAGTGTGGGCAAAGAGTATGTCTCCAAAGACTAGCCGCGCCGTCCACGCCAACCGCGGGATTGAGGCCAAATATCGCAAGGCTATGCAACGCATGATTGCCGAAATGCACAATTCGGTCGAATATTGGCTTACGGCAGCTTATCGCAAATTTCCGCCGCGTATGGCCGTATTGATTGAACAGGCGCAAGATGCGAGCGTAGTCGAACGCAAAAAGCGCGACATCGAAACTCGACGAAACGAATGGCAATCAAAATACGGCCCCTCCGCGCAGATGAAACACATCCTCGACGATCTCACAAAACGCTGGCAAAATCGATTCGACGAATGGGCGCCCAAGATTGCCGACGCTTATTTGCAGGGAATGTTCAAGACGACCGATAGCGCTTTCCGTCAGGCACTCAAAGCTGCCGGCTGGACGGTAGAATTTAAGATGACGCCCGCCGTACGCGATGCGTTCAGCGCCAGCCTGACCGAGAATGTCGGCCTGATCCGGTCGATTCCCGAGAAGTATTTGCAGCAAGTAGAGGGTATTGTGATGCGTTCATACAGCTCCGGGCGCGATCTCGAAACGATGGTCAAAGAACTGCGTGAGTTGTATCCGGCCGCCGCTGGCCGCGCTGAGCTGATCGCGCGTGATCAATCGAATAAAGCGAACGCCGACGTCAACCGCATCCGGCAGATGGAACTCGGAATTACCGAAGCGATCTGGATGCACAGCCACGCTGGGAAAAATCCGCGCCCTGACCATGTGGCAGCCAACGGAAAGCGCTATAAGATCGCCGAGGGCTGTAAAATCTCGGGGAAATTTATCCAGCCAGGCGAAGAGATAGGTTGTCGCTGCACCAGCCGTCCGATTTTGCCAACTTAAGGAGCCGTCATGCTGAAAATTATCATCGCACTTTTGCTTTTTGCATCAAATTTTGTTTACGCAGATTCGCAACGAAAACTTGATGATGGGACTATTGCGCCCGGTGTTGTTGTGTTATCGCAGAACGGACAGATTGCCAATTCAGTGCCGCTATTCCAGCAAGATCTGATTGGAAGCGCGAAAAACTTCTATCCGGACAAAACGCGAGGTTTCGTATTTGGAAAACGAGCGCTGATCGCAAACACTCTCGTTGACTTATGGGAGGGTCCGACCGCAATTTATGTGTTTCCGACAGGGCCGATGCAAATGCAAGTGACGTCGACCAGCGCAGCGGATGCTGCCGGTGGTACTGGCATTCAAAAAATACATATCCATTATCTCGACGGCTCGTATCGAATACAGACCGTAGATGTGATCCCGAACGGCGTCACACCTGTTTTGACATCAGTTTCAGATATTTTGCGAATTAATGGTGCGCATGCCACCGAAGTTGGGTCGGGTGGAGTGGCCGCAGGCAACATTTCGATAACAGCGGTTGGGGGAGCGGTGACATATTCTTACATCACCGCGGGATTCAATTCAGCACGCCAAGCGATCTATACCGTACCGGATGGCTATTATGGTTACATCAATCATTGGCAGGCCAGTAGCGGATCGACCGGAAATCATTTTTGCCAAATAACCGTGCGGGCGACAGCACACGACGGGTTATCTCATCCAAATGTATTTTTGGTTCAAGACGAAATCGGATCTCAGAATGGCGGATCTGAAGTAAATTTCCCGATACCGATATTGATCCCGCCTAGAACTGATGTGAAAGTTTCAGCGATCGCTGATGCGCCCAACGCTGGGGTGACTGCATTAGGTGCGATAATGGGATGGTTTGAGCAAATCCAGTTGCATTAGATACAAAAATAAGAGCATAATCTCCGCATGTTCACCTTACGCCTCGCCTTCGATAAATCTGCCCGCCGCATAGATGCTGACGGACGGCTGCATATCGACCGCTCACATATCAGCAAGGCGACCGTAAATCCTTATTATGGTCGAGAGATTCCAGGCTTTGAAAATCTCGGCCTGATTGCCGACAAAAGTTACTATCTGCTTCGCGACCCCGTGGAATTGGAACGTGGCGCCGAAACTTTCGCGCGTCTGCCGATTCTATCCAAGCATGTGCCGGTGACAGTCGATTCGCCGCAGCCCGATTTGGTAGTTGGAGCTATAGGCTCTGATGTTGTATTCAATGCTCCGTATCTGGATGCCGATTTGTGCGTCTGGGATGCCAAAGCGATTGCGGGCATTGAGACAGATAAAGTTCGAGAATTATCCTGTGCGTATCGTTATGTTCCCGTCATGGAGCCCGGTAAATTTGAGGGCGTTGCGTATGACGGGCGTATGACGGACATCCGGGGCAATCATCTGGCGTTAGTTGAGGTCGGCCGCGCCGGGTCTGATGTAATTGTAGCCGACCATAACCCTTTCACATTCAAGGAATCCGCCATGAAGATGACCAAACTGGGCAAGGCCCTTTTTGCGGCACTCTGCGCGGCCTCTCCGGTACTGGCAGCGGATTCCGCGTTGCCCGCGCTGGTAGGTCCCGCGACCCGCAAAGATTTCAAAAAGGACGAGGTCAAAGCGAAACTGCTGGCCCTCGACGCAACCCTCAATCCTCAACAGCTCGATAATGTGATCGATGCGTTGCTGGATGTCGAACAGGAACCTGCCCCCGTTGAAACACCAATGGCTGCCGCTGATGAATCGCCCGCCGACAAGTTGCGCAAGCTGCTTGCAGGCAAAGTCGATGAATCTGTGATCGACGAAGCCTGTGCACTATTCGCCGAGCCTGCGGAAGATGAAGAGCCTGATGACGACAAGATGGGCAAGGAAGAAGTCGAAGCGGCGATGGACAGTTTGCGCAAAGAATTGCGCGAAGCTGAAGAAGCTCGCCGCGATGTCCGCGCTGTCGTCGGCGACGTGATCGGCATGGATTCTGCTGCCGCCGTTTACGGATTTGCACTCGATCACATGAAGATCGATCACAAAGGTATTGCAGATGTTGCCGCGCTGCGGGCGCTCTTCAAAGTCGCATCGTCTCGTTCTGCCGATCCATCACCACGCATCGCACAAGATGCCGGTGGTTTGGAAAAGCAATTTCCTAACGCCGCACGTTTCGGCATAGCTTAAGGGGCAATCATCATGAGTGGATTTCAAAGGCAAGTTAACCTGACTCCCGCGCCAGCGGTGGCGGGCGATTTCGCGTCATCCAATCCTCGAGCAACAGTTCTGGCAGGCCCTGGTGGCCTGGTGGCCGGTGCAGCAGGCGTGACAGTAGGTAAATTCGCATGGATAGCTTCCGACGGCATTACTGTCAACAGCTACGGTGTCGCGCCCCGCGCCCCTGATGGTTTTGTTCATCGCGAACAGCAAGCGCTGATTCAGCAATATTTGGATCAGGTGAGCATGAACGTGCCGGTCGGCTTCCCGATCACTATGCACAATGCGGGCGACTTCTGGGCGGTTCTGACTGGCAGCAATGCGGCTGCAATCGATTCGCCAATCTACGCCAACTATTCCACGGGTGATGTTGCTGCCGTTGCAGCTCCTGCTGGAGCGACAGTTACTGGATCAATGGGCTCGACCAATACTGCAAGTCTGGGTTCGACATCGACAGGTACGGCGGTGGCCGGTGATGCTACCAGCATCGATCTGACTTCAGTCACCGGACTGGTATCGGTCGGCGATACTCTGAGCGGCACAGGCATCACAGCTGGCACCACAATTCTGTCGCAAACTTCCGGAACTCCAGGTGGTGCTGGCCGTTACAAGCTCAGCGCGAACAATACCGCGAGCGCTGCAACAATCACCTCGTTCGGCGCAACGATCAATGTTACCGTAACGACAGGTTTGATTTCGATCGGCGAAACAATCAGTGGCGGCGCGGGCTTCCCGGTCGGCGCGACAATTGCAACTCAGGTCAGCGGAACGACTGGCGGAGCTGGTGTTTATACACTCAGCGCAGCTGGCACTGCATATACTGCCAGCGCAACGGGCGTGACTACCTTCGGCAATGTCCTGGATGTGACAGCAGTCGCTTCCGGAACGCTGAAAGTCGGCGATCCAGTCAGCGGAACAGGCATTCCGAGCGGCGCTGTTGTTGCATCGCAGATCAGCGGAACTGTTGGTGCGATCGGCATCTATACGCTGAGCGTAGCGGCCACCGCATACGCCGCATCCACTACTGTGACGGCTGTCGGCGGCGTGCTGACTGCATGGAAAGCCAAGTCGGTTTCTGCGGTCGGCGAACTCGTAAAAATCTCTACTTGGGGCTAAATCATGAATCCAATTCTGCAAGCTTTGATGGAACGCGCGGGCGTTCATTACATGGGGCAGCATTCGCTTGACTTCCAGAAGCAGGGCGCGACATTGCGTTATGCTCAGGATGGTTTTGCGTGCGATGCTCAGCCCTCTCTCATCACTGTCAGTAACTCCGGTATCCCGGCGTTCCTGTCCACTTACGTCGACCCGAAGCTGATCGAGGTGCTGGTATCCCCGATGAAGGCGGCGGAAGTCGTCGGCGGCGAGGTCAAAAAAGGCGACTGGACGACCAAGACGGCGATGTTTCCGCTCGTTGAGTCTACGGGCGAGACTTCGTCATATGGTGACTACAGCGAAAACGGTGTTGCCGGGGCGAACTCCAATTTTCCGCAGCGTCAGAGCTATCACTATCAGGTGATGACTCAATGGGGCGAATTGGAACTGGCGACCGCAGGTCTGGCTCGCATTGACTGGGCGAACCGTCTTAATATCGCATCCGTTCTGACCCTCAACAAATTCCAGAACAAGACGTATTTCTTCGGCGTGGCTGGTCTGCAAAACTACGGTCTGCTGAACGATCCGAACCTGTCGGCCCCTATTGTCCCGACGACCAAAACTGCGGGCGGCACCGGCTGGACGAATGCAGATGCGCTAGAAGTGCTGAACGATGTGCAGAAGCTCTACAAGCAGCTGCAGACACAAGCGGGCGGCCTGGTCGAGCTGGATACCAAGATGACGCTGGCGATGTCACCAATCTCCGAGGTAGCGCTGACCAAAACGACGCAGTTCAACGTTAACGTGTCGGACATTCTAAAAAAGAATTTCCCTAATCTGACGGTCAAAACTGCGCCGGAATATACGACGGCTTCGGGCGAACTGGTGCAGTTGATCGCCGACGAAATCGAAGGTCAGCGCACTGCGGATACGGCGTTCACCGAGAAGCTGCGTGCGCATCCGATCGTTGTTCAGTCGTCGAGCTTCAAGCAGAAGAAATCGCAAGGCACCTGGGGTACAATCGTCTACCGCCCCGCCTTCCTCGCGCAGATGCTGGGTGTGTAAGTAGCAATCTCCGGGGGCTTCGGCTCCCGGCCCTATTCGAACAAACTGGAGAGTTTACAAAATGGCAAAAACTATCATAATCGGATGCAAACTTCCTCACGGAATCATTCTGCATCACCCGCTCGATCCATCGAAAATCGTCGAGCTGAATGGTAAAAACAAAGTCACCATCATCGGCGCGGAACACGCAACCACTGATGTGGATGCTGAATTTTGGGAACACTGGTCATCCGTTCATGCGGAATTCCCGGCACTCAAATCTGGTGCGATTTTTGTCGCTAAGTCAGCTGCTGACGCCGAAGCGATCGCGCGTGAATTTGAGGATCGCAAAACGGGCTTCGAGCCAATGCGCACCGACGGCAAAGATGAACGCGCTCGCGGCGTGAAGTCCGCCGACACTAAGGATGAATGACCGTGGCGGTCGTTGTTTTCGACCCTGTTGCATTTAAATCCCGCTATCCGGAATTTGCGGCAATCGGCAATTCGACGCTGACTGCATATTTCACGGAGGCGGGATTTTATTTGAGCAATACCGACACTTCGCCAGTGCAGGATGTGGTCCGGCGCGCGGTGTTGCTCAATATGCTTACGGCGCACATCGCATATATCGGAGGCGCTCTGAGCGTTGACGGCTCCGCGCGACCCGTCGGGCGGTTGTCTCAGGCGGGTGAAGGCAGTGTATCGGCAGCATTCGAAGGGCCACCTGCCGGTTCCGCTCAGTGGTTCCAGCAGTCACAATATGGCGCGTCGTTCTGGCAAGCCACTAGCAATTTGCGCGGTTTCCGATATCGTGCGCAACCGACGGTATGGTGATATGAGCGCGCTGACGGGTAGCGATAAAGTAATGAAGGCGCTGGAAGATATTGCGCGCAAGATGGGTGGCGGCCAGGTCGCTGTCGGATTCATGGAAGGCGCGACGTATCCCGACGGAACGCCGGTCGCTGCTGTCGCATTTTGGAATGAGTATGGTAACCCGGCGCAGAGTCGCCCCGCTCGCCCCTTCTTCCGCAAGATGATCGCCAAAGAATCGCCAACATGGGCGCAGAAAATGGCAAAACTAGCCAAAGCCAAAAAATACAACGGGCGCGAGGTGCTATCGTTGATGGGTGAGGATATCAAAGGTGCGCTGCAACAGTCTATCAACGATTTCACATCGCCCGAGCTGGCCGATAGTACGATTGAAGCCAAAGGCTTTGCGAAACCGCTGATTAATTCCGGCGACATGCTAAATTCGATTGATATTGAGGTCAAAACGTAATGGATCTGCGCGGAATAGCCAACGGTGTCAGCGGCGTCGTCAATGCGAACGAAGCGGTAAGCGTCTTGCGCTCCACCGGATATACAATCGGCGCGGGCGCTAAACAAATACCAGCTTACGCCGCTCCCGTGTCAGGGTTCGCCCAGGTACAGGCTCTCGATGCGAATGATCTGAAGCAACTTGACGGGCTCAACATCCAGGGCGTCATCAAGGCGATCTATTTGCGCGGCGCGCTCGCCGGGGTCGTTCGTCCAAATCAGACTGGCGGCGACATCGTTTTGCGCAATAATGGTTCAGAGAAGTGGCTCGTCGTCAAAGTCCTGGAGGGCTGGACGGGCTGGACTAAAGCGGCGATCGTGCTGCAGGGACCGTAATGTATACTTCCAGTATAACAATCGATACCGTGATCGAAGCGCTGGCAGCGTTCATTGCCCCATTCATGCCGGGCGCGCAAATCATTCGCGCTCAAGTCAACCGCACCCCGATGCCGAGCAACCCGTGTGCAATATTGACGGAATTGCTCGAGGTTGATTTAAGTGTGCCGCGAACCGATTATCAGCCTCCGACCGCACCTATACCTGCCACGGGAACCGCGACAATTATCGGACCGACACGCATTGATGTGCAAATTGATTTTTATGGTACACAAGCTGGCGATTATTGCAAGATTGTAAAAAATGCGTTCCGTTCGCAATGGGGATACAGCGTATTTCCGGCAAATATCAAGCCACTTTATACATCAGACGGTGTACAATCCCCGCTAATCACCGGGGAGCAGCAATACGAGAGCAGATGGACGTTGACGGCATCATTGCAATATAATCCTAACGTCCAGATCCCTCAAGATTTTGCTGAAGTGGCAACGATCAATTCCATCAACCCTTTATTTTAACGAGGCGAAATTATGGCTATCCCAGCGAGCGATATAGTCGCAGTCAATCCCGGCGTTCTTGGCACTGGCGGTAATCCGCTCGCTTTGAATGGCGTAATCCTTTCTCAAAGCCTTCTGCTTCCGACAGGCGGGGTTCAATCATTTGCGAGCCCCGATGCAGTCAAGGCATTTTTTGGTGCATCATCGTCAGAATATGCGCTATCTCAGATTTATTTTTTGGGTTATGACAACTCAACGCTTAAGCCGGGTCTGCTGTATTTCGCGCCATATGTGGCCGCCGACCGCGCAGCGTGGCTGCAGTCCGGATCGTTGGCGGCAATGACGCTCGCACAGCTGCAGGCGCTGACAGGTGTGCTGACAATGACAGTGGATGGGGTGGCGTTCACATCTTCATCAATCAATCTGTCCGCAGCGACCAGCTTCAGCAACGCAGCGAGCATCATCACGGCAGCGTTTACCGGCGTCGGTAAGCCGACATGTACATGGAATGCGGTAAATAGCACTTTTGCATTTACAAGCTCGACTGTCGGCGCGCTTTCGACGATTACTTATGCTACCGGAACTTTGTCGGCCGGCCTGTTGCTTACAGCGGCGACCGGAGCGATTTTATCGCAAGGCGATGTTGCCGACACACCAGCTACTGCGATGGATAATGTCAAGGCAAATACTCAAAACTGGGTCGATTTCATGACCATGTGGGAGCCGCTAATAGCTGATAAAGAAAATTTCGCGATCTGGACGAATGCACAAAATCAGCGTTTCGCGTATATCTGCTGGGATACTGACGCTCAAGCCATCGTCAATGGTTCGACCACATGTTTCGGTGCGGTCGCGAAATCGCTTGCATATGACGGCGTCGTGGTCGTTTACAATACCGCCAATCTCGCGGCGTTCGCGTTGGGTGCGGTGGCGTCTATCGATTTCAGCCGTCGTAATGGTCGAATCACGGCAGCATTCAAATCTCAAAGCGGTTTTACTCCAACAGTGACCGATCAACAAATCTCCGTCAACTTGCTGGCGAATGGCTACAGCTATTATGGAACGTATGCGACAGCAAATTCGCAATTCAATTTCCTCTACAACGGCCAAATGTCCGGCAAATGGAAATGGCTGGATACGTTCATCGATCAGGTCTACATGAATTCGCAGTTCCAATTGGCGCTGCTGTCGTTGCTGACTAGCGTCGGGTCTATCCCGTACAATCAGGACGGCTATTCATTGATTCGTGCCGCGATGATGGACCCGATCAATCAGATGCTGAATTTCGGCGGCATTCGTGCAGGTATTACGCTCTCTGCCGCACAGATCGCTCAGGTCAATCAGGCCGCAGGTCTGGATGTTGCGACAACTATCGCGCAACAAGGCTACTACCTTCAAATCCTTGATCCGGGCGCGCAGGTTCGCGGAAATCGCGGAACTCCGGTTATCAATTTCTGGTACACGGACGGCGGCGCAGTGCAGAAAATTACCGTCGCATCAATCGACATCATGTAGGGGTAAATCATGGCTGAAACTACAATCACAAGTGCAAACAGCGTATTTACGCTGGTCGTCGCCGGGCTCTTTCCGTCACCAGTCCAGCTGCGTGGATATGCGACAGACAAGGCGTTCGCGACTGAAGCGATCGATCTGGCTGAGGTGCAGATGGGCGTCGATGGGCGTATGACCGCCGGATTTACGCCGAATCCCGTCAAGCAGACGGTCACGCTGCAAGCCGATAGCCCGAGCCGCGATATTTTTACCACGATCATTCAAGCGATGAAAACCGCACGCGAGGTTTATTACATCTCGGGTTCGATAGCATTGCCGTCAACTGGCGAATCGTTCGCATTGACCCGTGGTATTCTGACAAACGCCAAGCAAATTCCGGATGCGCAGAAAGTCCTGCAACCCGTGGATTTCGTCATCACTTGGGAAAGCGTCAATCGGTCGTTGTTGTAACAAGTCAGCCTCATATCGGCGGCGATGCCGTAGCGTAGCCCTCTCCCTGCGCGTGCGATATGAGGCCCTTTTATCGGAGAGGTATCGATTCGGAGAGGTATCGAAATGGCGCGCAACGTATTGAATTACACAGTAATAGACGAAGGTCGCGATTGCGGCAAAGTTTTTGTAATAACCGAAATGTTTGCGAGCCGCGGAGAAGCGTGGGCGCTCAGAGCATTATTGGCATTGATGGACGGTGGCGTCGAGCTTCCCGAAGGTTTTGAGCGCATGGGTATGGCAGCAATGGCCGAGCTTGGCATCAAAGCGTTAGCGGGGCTGCGCTGGGAAATAGCCGAGCCGCTACTGGCAGAAATGTGGTCGTGCATTTCAATTATGCCCGATCCGAGCAAACCGCATGTCGTCCGCAATTTGATCGAAGAGGATGTCGAGGAAATAATGACTCGCATCAAATTGCGCGCCGAGGTGTGGAAAATACACACGGGTTTTTTGAAGGCCGTCGCCCCATCTCTCTCAAGCGCATCGGCGGCGGCCGGCAAAAGGCGTTCGCGGAATACGTAAATGTCCCAGCGCCGATCGCAACTCTGATATCCAGACGAATTGCGACGCTGCATGAGTTGGATACGATTTACGGATTGCGCGATGTGTACGACATGCTCGAAATTGTAATGATCGACGATTACAATAGGGCATTGGCCAATCAGGAGTAATTTAATGCCGACCATAATCGACAGTTTGCTTGTAACACTCGGAATTGAACCGTCTGGCTTCGAGGCGGGAAAACGCAAAGTCGATAAGGGCCTGAAGGAGACTGGGCAGGAAGCTGATAAAGCCGGAGCCAAGCTTAAAAAATCCGGAAAGGATGGTGCTGACGGTTTCGAAGGGGCCGCCAAAAGTGCCGCGAAATTCTTGGCGTTGATCGGCGGAACGATGGCAATCAAGCGTTTCGTCCAGGATCAAATCGAAGCGAATAGCGCTCTCGAACGCTTTGCACAAAATATCGGCATCGGTGTGGACAGCATTTCGGCATGGTCAAATGCCGCCGAACTCGCGGGCGGTTCTGCCGCAGGCCTGCAAGGCACAATGGATATGCTGAGCAAATCGCAAACCGAATTGATGCTCACGGGGCAATCGTCGTTAATACCGTACTTTTCGGCACTCGGAATGAGTCTTGCGGACACTCAAGGCAAAGCTCGCCCGGTAAATGACCTACTGCTTGATTTGTCTGACCGTTTCAGCAGGATGGATCGGACGACGGCCAATAACATGGGTCGTATGATGGGTATCGATCAAGGGACAATGCAACTGCTTTTGAAAGGTCGTTCCGAAGTCGAATTGATGATCTCTCGTCAAAAGGAATATGGCGCTGTCACCAAGCAGCAGGCGGAAGAAGCGAGCAAATTGCGTAATTCGATGGTTCAGGGTCGACAAAGTTTCGAGGCGTTCGGCAGAGAATTGATTTCGTCAGCGACACCTGCTCTCGAAAAAATGTTTCAGATATTTGCCGACTTTGGCGCATGGATGCGTGAGAACAAAGAATTCGTGAAGGATTTTCTGACCATCATCGCGATCGGCTTGGCGGGGATCGTTGCTGCCACAATTCCGATCAATCTGACCGTCGTCGCAGTATTGGCGCTCGCTGCCGCAATCGCAGCCCTGTGGCAGGATTACGACACATGGAAGCGTGGTGGGGATAGTTTTATCGATTGGTCAAAATGGGAGCCTGGATTTAAGGCAGCCGGCGCCGGCATTCGCTGGATTCGTGATTTGCTCAGCGATATGGTATATCGCGCAGTGGCTGCAGCCGACGCACTTTCGGCCGTATTTTCGGGAGATTGGAAGCGCGCGAAATATGCTGCAGGGCAAATTGTCAGCGGCATGGGCAAAAAGTACGGCGCACCCGCACCCGCGCCCGCAACTAAGAGCACCGCTCCCACATCGGCAAGCGGTAAGGATGCTGCTATGGCATACTTTCAGGCGCAAGGGTGGACGAAAGAGCAAGCGGCAGGATTGGCCGCAAATATCAGCCGAGAATCGAATTTCAACCCGGCTGCCGTGGGCGATAGTGGAAAGGCTTACGGGATCGGCCAGTGGCATCCGGATAGACAGGCGGAATTCAAAAAACGATTCGGGAAGGACATCAAAGGATCGACGCTTGAAGAACAGATGGCCTTTATGCAATA